CGGCAAAACGCATGAAACCATTGTTCACTTGCTGAGGTCTGAAAAGAGCTCCGGATCTCTGTACAACCCCCAAATCATCCTTCCACATAAACTCGCATGGAGTATTAACTGTGGGATAAGACTGGGGGAAGAAATCACGAAGATCTTTCCAAGATCCTCCATTAGGGATCCAAACTAAACTTGCGTCCATGTCTTCAATATCCACTGAGTGTTTTCTAGACACATAAGAATGGAAATTGCCTCCAATAGCATGGGGAGAATGACGAGTAAATTTGCAAAGCATATTATCGTTCTTCCATGCATGTTTAGGAATCAGAGCAACATTAGAACAGACAAAAAAGGCGTCTGTACCATAATGTTTACCATCCACATTATATGACATAAAAGTGGTATTACCCACTGCCATATTCTTCAAATCTGAAAAAGTGGTGGTTTTGCTCCGATGCGAAACAGGTACTGGAGAAACATGGACATTGGCCCAGTTTTGCTCATCCGCTATTTTTGCTGTTAAATCATTTGCATCCCTATGATCAATCTCAAAAGATGTAGGGTGCATCATTCCCTGGACAGTGAACAACTCTCTCTTACGACGTAAACTCTTTACAAGAGTATAAATGCCGGTGAGAACTGCACATCCAGCTAGCAGATAAGCAACTTTTCTCTTGCGCTCAACTGTAATCCATTGCTCAGAAGAACGAGCTCCAGACATTGTGTCCATCAAAAGTTCAACTTCTGCACGCCAAGTATAAATACATGACATACAGCAAAGTAAACCAAATGAACAAACAACAGTCTGGGTCATTGGGAAAACAGAAAAGCACAAGAACATCAGAAACAGAGGACATAATGCATGAGCAACTATCACATGTGCAGGCAAACGGTAATAAAACCATGCAAGCACAAATCGAACATATTTATTAGAAAACATACGTCCTGGCAAAAACGATAGCCAAGACACTGTTCGATAATTATATAATAGTTCAAGTCGATCAAACATCATATTCCTCGTCAAAGTGGTGCGTGTGGTCAAATAATCACGCCAAGCAGAATAAGACCAATCATCTCGTCTAAAAATTCCTGCTTGTTTTTCATAGTGATCACCCAAATCCTCTTTCAAGCGATGTTCAGCATAAAGCTCTTCTCGCTGTTCTTTAGTC